TCCGCAGGGCGTGACTGATGGGCGGACAGGGTAAACACCTGCGATGTGTTGCGCCAACAAGCGTAACGCTATGAAATAAACAATAATAATGGTTGCCCGAATGCCAATAACGATAATACATTTTGCTCTTTTTGCACAAAAAAATCAGTACGATATCCATACATTTCCGAGTATTCGGTGCACTGGATATTAACGGTTTGGTGAGATTCCGTATACCCCGATAGGGGAGATTGAGATATATTTTGTCGGAATCGAAAAAGATTCTATATTTGTATCCGATATGCCAACACAATCTACATTTACCATTAACGATATTTCGAAAAAGGATATAATATCGCGCGCATGTGCGCATTAAAATAGATTCCAAATGCGTAACCCGATTTACACTACTGAACTAGCATCTGCGCTATGCGATGAGATAGCGACAACAACTAAAGGATTAAAAGCTATCTGCTCGATGCCAGGTATGCCTGCATTGACTACTGTTGTTAGATGGTTGCGTTCGAATGATGAATTTAAACAGCTCTACGCACAGGCGAAGGTAATGCAGCAAGAACTAGAGATTGAAGACCTAAAAGATATCTCGGACGGCAGCACAGATGACGATATGATTAAGGTGAATAGGGACAAGCTAAAGATCCACGCACGTATGTGGTTGGCTTCTAAGCTAGCCCCAAAAAAATACGGGGACAAATTAGACGTGAATCATGGCGGACAGGCTGATAACCCGATAATTACAGGTATAACATTTAATAAGTAGCAATATGAAAAATACGCTCATTTCCTGCGTCATTGCTGCCATTATCATATCGGGCTGCATTAAGCCTTCCACAGTTGATAATATAGCCGCTACATCGTGCTATCAATGCACCAAATACACGCGCTGCAATATACATACTCCGGCCAATGTTAGTTACTCTGAAACGCTGCTGCAATGTGGCTTAACAGCCTCTGATGTGGCAAAGATAAACACAGATACCGCCTACGACTACGCCTATTATTATGGGTCAGCAATAGGTGAGGTCCTGGATACCGTATTTGTCAACTGCAAGTAAAATGGCATGCGTGTATGGCAATAAATCATTCCATATGTACGAAAAAATAAGAAAAAACATGGCAAAGCAGATAGCACCCATCACAGTAGCACAGATAAGCGCGTTCAAAAAGGAAAATCCAAATGATAAAACAGATTTCAGCACCGTAATACCTATCATTACAACGGGTAAGGGGTTGTTTCCTTGCCCCTGCTGCACCGACGGCAAGGTGAGTAACGGGATATTACTTGATGGCTCCGAATGCCACATATGCGATGGATATGGTTTGGTATCAGACCTGTCTAAGATCGCGAAAACAACCATTTTTAGCAAAAAAAAGTAGCCATGCTAATCATGGGTAAGTGAGCCACTACCCTAAGATACGATGAATATTAGATTTGACTGTCGAGGAAATGAAAAGCAGTTCGAGTGCTTCGAGCAATGGCACGACCAAGAACATATACGAATAGGCTATGGTGGGGGTGTCGGTGGTGCTAAGTCGTTTACTGGTGTCGGCTGCATATTCGGAGATGCGCTCACCTACCCTAATACTTCATATGCCATTGGCAGGTCTGCGCTAAATGATCTGCGCAAGTATACGCGCCCGTCAATAGATAAGGTATTTCGCGAGGTGTATCGCCTAAATATAGAATATTATGCACCATTCAATGGGCAGGATAACGTATATAATCTGTACAATGGTTCTAAGGTGTACTTAGTGCCAATGGAAGAAACACCCACCGACATTGCGGATAATTATCAGCGTTTCGGGTCAATGGAACTGACCCGGGCATGGGTAGAGGAAGCGGGGGAACATGGTGTTACGGAGAAGGGTGTCAATGCTTTATTTGCCCGATGCGGAAGGCAGAATAATGATAAGTATGGTTTACGCGCGAAGGGGCTGATTACATTTAACCCCTCCAAAAACTTTCTGTATCATACCTATTATTTACCATATCGCAACGGCACTTTACCGCCTCATATGTCGTTCATTATGGCAAGCGCGAAGGATAACAAGTGCCTCCCGCCCAACTACATTCCCGACCTGTTATTAACTATTTCTGAAAATGAAAAGCAACGATTAATATTCAACAATTGGGAGTATGACGATGACCCCGCAACACTATGCGACTATCAGGCTATTCAGGACTTATTCCTTAACGAGCATATTCAGCCCACAGGCAAGAGGTATATATCCGCTGACTTAGCTATGCAAGGGCGTGATTTATTCGTGGCTTCATGCTGGGACGGGCTTATTGGCAGGTTCCCGATTATACAAGGCAAGTCATCAGGCAAGACCATTGAAGATGATTTGCGCGCGCTTATGATAGACGAACAAGTCCCTAATAGTAATATAGTAGCGGATAGTGATGGCATGGGCAACTACTTAGAATCGTACCTCCAAGGTATCAAGCCATTCCACGGCAATGCGTCATCTGATAGCGTTGAATTTCGGAACTACAAGGACAGGTGTGGGTATAAGTTGGCGGAGTTAATAAATGCTCGCAAAATGCGTATTATATGCAGTCAGGAGGTGAAGGTCGAGATAGCGAAGGAATTGGGCTATTTGAAGACTGGTTCTATGGTGGCAGATACATCTAAGAAAACTTTGATGAGTAAAAAAGACATCATATCACAACTTGGACATTCACCCAACTATTTGGATAATCTAATCATGCGGATGGCATTTGAACTGAACCAGTCTGATGGAAGTTTTGTACTCCGCGAAAATAATATACCTTTGCCTATGAATACGGCAGAAATTTATTATAAAGGTCGTAAAATCACTAAACTAAACTAAACATATATGAATGTTGAAATAACAGAACAGCAGAGGCAGCAGATATTAAACTCCCAACAGTTTAATGACCTCATGGGCGAATCACTGAAAGGGTTGAAGGTCCCATTCGATAAAATACGTGATGGCTATCTGCGTGGTGTTTTGGACAAAATCATGGACAAATGCCCGTTTTATGCACTCAAAATAAACGAGGAAGCATATATAAAGTTATATACGCAGGATTTCAGTTATATGGAGGCTACTATACAACAGAAAGCGATTGAATTGCTTTTGTCATCACGCCCATGCGACTTATTTGAATTGGTTATATTGGATGATATATTGCCCAACGAACAGCATGCAACCGTCCCTGTTAAGGCGCAATACCTTGAACTGGTCAATGTGATGATGGAACATAACAAAGCCATCAATGATGTGATTGAACCGATACAGGTGGAACACTTCGAAACAGTTTATAACCTGTTTGTTTCCGCATCAGAAAAACAGCAAAAGGAACAGATTGAACGCGCAAGCAAGCAAATGTCTTTAGCTGCAACTGCAAAAGCACAGGCATAAAACATACTTTACTATGATATTAGACAATGAACTGATTTACAAGATTTGGGCTACGAACGCTAATAAGCAATCGTTGGATTTCAAAAAGGAAAAGTCTAAACTATTAAGACTGCAGGTAACGGGGATCGGTGCTAAAGACCTTATCAAAGAATTGAAGGATATGGAGCGTAAAGGCATACATAGACTTCGAAAGGAAATGGCCATTACTAATGTTGATTTGGTGCATCGTGTTTTATTGCCGAGAAAAAAGATATATACCGCTAAAGGAGGCATCGAAGAATATAATCTGAAAACACCCCAACTGGTTGATGAATTTAAAGAGTTCTTAGCCAATGTTACAGGTTCATCGTCACTAAAGGCGTATATACGCGATGTGCTGCAAAAGCGGTTAGACTATGACCCCGAAGGTTTGAAATGGGTGGAAGTGAATAAGGACGGTGAACCATACCCATGCTTTAAATCCATCAATTCTGTTTTCGAATGGCATCTAAATGGTCGTAAGCCTGAATATGTGTTTTTCAGGTTATCGAAGCAGGAGATAAAGTTCTATTTACTCAATGGCGATTTGCCCGATTCCGCGAAGGATTTGGATATTTACCGTGTCGTTGATGACGCATTTGACAGGCTTATTTCATTCGATGGTGGTGGGGGATCTATTAATATCATTACAGAGGTTGATAATCCGTTTGGGTTCGTACCGGGCGAAATACTATCCGACATACCAGGTGAGGAGGGTAGCGAGGATTCTGATTCATTCGATTGCTATATGTCACCATTGCAGCCAATTCACGAACTACTTAGTAAGTATATGTTTAATCGT